AGAGGCTTTAGGTTTCTTTACTGATAGCACATATTGCGGAACGCATGACGGAGTGGAATCTTTAGGGGCGGCCAATGGGATAGGAATACTGGATTACGCAAGTACATATAAATCATGGTTGTTTAATGTGCAATTAGCAGAAGTTGCAGTTTTTAATCATAAATTGACCGACACAGAAAAAAGTGAAATATATAACTCAATTGGGGTTTGGTAATGGGGATATATCGTAAGCAAGTATATCCCGCTAAAGTGCAACCTTTAGCAAGTAGCGGCGGCTATCCTGCAAGTGGATATTTTGCAATGCATATCACTTATCCAGATACTGAATATTCAGATGCAGTTACTGATTGGGAATATGGGGAAAATACAAATGACCAATGGAGGCAAGGATTAACCGTTATTGTTCGTACTCCTCTTGCTACATCTACTGCACCTGCCGAAGATACAAACGTCATAGTAGTAGATTTGAAACAGGCGGCAACTGACGATACAAATAGTAAAACATACAATCTTGGTACTGAAGAGGCAACAAGACTCATAGCCGCTAAGATAAACAGCCGTAGAGTCAAACAGGTAGGAGAGCATAGCGTCACTAGATACTTGCGAGCAAGGTACGTTAGAATGTCAGGGAAGCCAACACACACAGGTACGGCTACAATTGCTAAAGCGGCCCAAACCTTGAGAGTTAAGTGGGACGGAGCATACAAACACGGATATCCTTCTGATTTGCCACAAACAGGTACATTATCTTATACAGATGGTGGCCATACAGCATTATCCATTTCATATACTGCTATTACTGCATTTAGAAGAGGCGCACAAATGCAGAATGGGTTCGTAGAAGATCAATATTCTTATGCAGATTTTACAGTATCTAGCCCAACTTTGCAATCACAAATAACACAAGTAGGAGGCAGTTATCCCGAAGCCCTATCTGGTGCTACCATCACTATTGCAGGAGAACCTGCCAAACACACTATCGTAATGACATGGGAGGCCACGACTCCTAATGCCGCAGGAGATTATTGGGCGGCGGCAAACGCAGGGCCAGTAATACAAGGTCTTGGGGCTTCTATTCCAATGTGGAATCTTGTTGCTAAACCAATGGATGGAGGTAACATGGGACTTCCCGCCACTAATCATGATTCAAGAGGCTCTACGGCTGTTGCTCATTCAACAGGACATGGATATGTTAGATTCAGCATAGAAGGACTAAATTCTTGTAATTTGCCGGATTTACCGCCGCCTGACTACACTGTAACAACACCTTCCATTTCAGGAATCACTGAGGCCAATTCAACAACTCCTGCATCTGGAAGTACAGGAATAATAAAAATAAAGAAATTAGAATATGGTACTACCCTAAAAGCATCAGCAGGAGATATGTTCCATCTAAAAAGCGGATATAGGGCAACAGCAACTAGCAACTCTAATAATATGGTCACATATTCTACTGATGAATTGAGTAATATAACATATGGTACTAACTTTTTAACAAAAGGAATTGATGGTGATGGTAGCATTAATGTTCCCCGTCCCATATTCTCTTCTAAAACTCTCAACACTTCAAGAGTTGCAGGACTTCAGATTAGTAATGAACATATGGTGTTTGAAGATATTCAGACAACAGATGATGCAGGGAACATATTATCATTGACTGGCCGTTCACCTCTTGGAGTAGTAATAAAAGACTTCAAAGTACAAAATACACGCATAGACTCTATAACCGGAGAAGAAGTAGTAGGCCCATCCACCACAGATGGTAAATTATCACCTAATCTTGCTTTAGAATTGCCTGATCCTGCGGATATACCGGGAGAAATCTTTGTTAGGACGGGACATGACCGAGTTCAAGCCTATTCTAACATGACTTGGGGACTTGGAGGACTTACTCCCCCTGACCCTCGTTCTAGTGGAGTTGTAGAGGCATCGGGCGGAGCATCGCAGTTCGATACACATGATAGAATGTTAATATTTCATTGTCAAAGAATTCTACATCCTGATATGACTACTAAACAAGGAATAACGCCTCATGTTACCGCAGGGGCTGTTCCTAGCGGTTCTACACGCCTCTATGCGGCTCATAGGATAACTGACCACGCAGAGAGAGGTTCTGTCCTTACACAGACCAATAACGGCACAGCAACAGGATATCCTTTTCCACATCACAGAATACGCTTTGGTCGTCAAGGGCATTCATTTGTTAGTCCGATGACTCATAGAGGTACGCCATCTGCAATGAGGAGGCAATTACACAGAAGTCATGGATCTGCTTATTCTTTGCTTTTTGAAGCAGAAACAGAACATAAGCACTTTGGTTTTGGTTCTGGAAAATCCACTAACACCTCGACAGTTTTTGAATTAGATACTCTTGAAGTTAAAGATACGTCCGGTTACATGGCGAATGGGTCATTCTCAGCAGATGGGTTGCCACTTACTGAAATGGATGGTTTTAGGCTTCCAGACATAAAAGCAACGTATTCTAGCGTAACTCCTAGAACCGATTTCGATTATCTCATAGCACCGGGACAACAACATACTGAAACAGACGGAGCAGGACATTTAGTCAGAAGGGCTGAATCGAGTCGTACAATATCTTCATCTTCTGGCCCCACAAGACTTACATTTGCTAACGCATTGACAGGTGGAAGTCGTTATAACACAGCAAGCGAATTTATGATAAATGGTTTTATTTTAGGAGATTACACTCTTTCCGGTGGACGACCAATTCCTCCTATAATTAGTGCAGGTTCTGCTGATTATTTTGTTTCGGGACTAGAAGAAGGAGTATTAAATCCACGCTCAGGTACTGAATTAGCCACTATTCCTCCTCTTATGTGTCACGACCCAGAATATCTAAACATGGCCGCAAGGACTCCTAATGCTGATGGTATAACGGCTACAAACGGAGATTTTGCTCTTTTGAATAAAGCCAACACAGGAACTGGATGTGTGCCGGATGCGTTTTTGTGTAATTGGCTTGCTGAATACAGTCACCCTGCACTACTTGGAACTAGCCGAGAACACTTCATGACATTCAGATATAGAGAGATTGGAGGGCCGAGGTCACTAAATTATCCTCCAACAAAAGGATTGTTTCTGCGCAATCATTCTAACCCTACTACAACAGGACAAGCCGAAAACTCATTACCCTTTGAAAAACTATATGTTACCCAATGGTTGCAGAACTATGCATATAATGGTTTGAATGCCGGAGGACACTATAATGCAGTAGGATTGAAATCCGCAGGTAGTGTATTAATGGGACATAGTACAGTTAGAGAAGCACAAGGTACACTTAGGTTACATACCATATATGAGAACACTCGCTATACTAGAGGAGAAGGTATAGGAGATGGAATAAATCCTGAGAAAACATCTGGTACCATATCATATGATAAAGATACTGATAATATAGTATTTACAAAATATATATCTATATTAGATAATATGGTGGCATATGATTTCAGTAGAAGATTACCTGTAAGGGCATGGGGATTTAGGACAGGTTCTGATGCATTAGATATGTTAGCAGGAGATCCCAATGAAAATCAAGCCGCAAATCAACCAGTATATGGAAAAGGACGATTTGATGGAGGAATACACGATTCAATGAATAAAATTCCTAATGCAACAACTCATGGCGCAAATTGGAGTTTCCCTGCGGATTATGGAGGAGTAGAGCGTTCAATGCCGATTGGAACGGTATTAACTGCCCACACAGCAGAAGCAACGCCCTTTTCAAGTGTAATTAGAAGGAGTAATAACAAAACACTTCCTTCCGAACAACCTATTGGAATAGGACTTACTCTAGGATTAGAATCATCAGGGCTAGTAGAGCCAACAGGTATGCCCGCCGGAGGATGGGAATCTGAATTAGACCCCAATGCCGCAAATACAGCACCATTACAAGCAATACCAATCAACAAAGGTTCAGACCCATTTATTGATTTAACTCAATATACGGGTTCATCTTCATACGCTCAATCTCAATCTCCGTTAGCAATTAGTTCTACCCAATATGGCGTTGGCGGTGGTTTTTATCATTTAAAAGGAAATGCATTACATACCAATGCATCTGCAATTGACCATTCTAATACATCAAATGTTCATTATCCTTCACATGGTTGGGGAATTGCAAATCATACAAACGCCACCATTGATGACATAAGACCAAACGTATTATCAGAAGTAAGTGACCATAGGCAAATTCAATCTCGCACAGAACCAAGACTAGGATTTGTTATACAGACTGAAAGTGAACGCCAAACTAATAAGAATATAGAGTACGCTATAACTTCTACAAAAGCAGTATCATTACATAGTGATTTGATATTAGGACAACACTTTCCCGTATTGCCCTCATGGAGTATTAATACACGTTTTAAATTTAAAAACATGACATTAGATCCTACTGACTTTGATGCACATACTATTTCCAATCCATATACATTACCTACATGGAGTCCAGATAGTAGAGGAGATAAGGGAGATGGAGGACAGGCCGTTGCATCTCTTGCAATAACAAATGCAGGTTCAGGATATCAAGCAGGAACATTATCTGCAACAGGAGGAGGTAGTGGAAGTGGATTTGTCGGAACATATGCAATTACTCCAACAAAATACATACAAACAATAACAAGAGGAGGACATTTAGTACCTCTCAATTTTGGCGATTTAACCAATGCTGATAATCAAGTAGTTTCATGGACAACAACAGGAGGAGGAGGAAGTAATGCATCAGGAACTCTTGTTCATAATAGAACCACTGATAGTGCAACTTTCCCAATTGTTTCATGGAATATTAGCAATGCCGGAAGTGGATATACTTCTGAACCTACTATACTCATTACAAATGTTGCAGGGTCAGTGGCTATTTCTGCGGCTAACACAGAAGGATATACAGGGGCTTTAACAATTAACACCACAAGAGGGATAATTGCATCAGTAACAATATCGCAAGGAGGAGTAGGATATTCTTCTGCACCGAGCATCGTTATATCAAACCCAAATACAGATGGTTCGGGAACAGGTTCTAGTGGAAATATTAACTCAACCTTAGCACAAGTATCTTCTGTTAATGCACCATTAGTAACTCCAAAAACTCATGCTTTAGATATGTGGTCAGTAAGGGGATCTGCTGATTTGCCTCCTTGGGGGGGAACATATATTCTTCGTAAAACATACTTAAATAGAACTTTAGAAGATAAGGATATGTTTGAATCGGGGTCACTTTCTACATCCGTAGATGGTACAGAAGGTAATGCAACTGCATCTAACCAAAGAAGAAAATATATTGATTATTTTGTTAGACCAATGCGACCTTTGAAACTGTATGGTTTTGCGTCTGACCTATTACAAGATGGTTGGTTAGCAGGGGCTAAATCATCTGTTGGAGATGCTAACTTAGAATCTCAACCATTTACTAGAGATAATAGATACGGTGTATTTGAAGCAAATTTAGACGAAACACTAGGCAATTTACAATTTATCACAACACCAGAAGGAACTTTTTCTATGGCTTATCCCGATGCCAATGAACATGATGTAGTGTACCATCTTTTACCTAGTTCATCCATGTTACAATTCTTCAAATCAGATGCTGTTCGTAAAACAATAGAGGGAGATTTTAATCCAGAAATAGAAGCAAGATATTCTCAAACTACTCATCCCGGTGGAGGAGAAATCATACATCAATCGGAAACAAGATACATTGCCGATGGGACAGGAATAGCAGGTGATTTTGTGAAGCAGACTACTCCTGAAGGAATATCTAAAACGCAATTAGAAAGTTCTATGAGGCTATATCCTCAGTTTAAAGTGATAAAACATTATGGTACGAATGTAGTTCTTGACGATGCCTCTATACTCCCTTCAGCAGGAACTTTATTCTTAGTAGGGAAAAGAGAGTTACATTACACTGGTAAATCAAAAAACAAATTAACAGGTGTTACTAACGATACGACTGTATCTGATTTAACTGAAAGTATATTGAGGTATTATTCAAGTAACGCAAGTGACTCTGCAACTCCATCTGAACTTACAGATTTACGTCCAATAACTATTCCTCATTTAATCGCCCCTACTTTTATTGATAACACAATAACCATGTCTAAACAAATTTCAGCGTTATGGAAGAGATATGATTCAACTGCTAATACTGTAAAACAAACTACACTATCATATAGAGGATTGCTTGAATATGATCCTGCTGATTTTATGATGATTAATCAACGTCCAATGATTATAGAAAATGGTAAGACTTCCGCTTTGATTAAAACTGCATCTCCTTCAATTACATCATTGAGGTTTGATGGAAAAGAATTATCTTCATCTTATTTCCCTCCTTACTTGTATGATTCAAACGGATTTGCATTAAGAATTGGAGGAGTTGAAATTGATGAGTTAACTACTTCCTTATTGTTTAGAAATATAGATTCAGATAGCCTAACTAATGCAGGTATGACAAAGGGGCGAGTGTTAATGGGTCAAAGAGGATTTGTAGGATTAAGAACTTCCGATGCCGCTATGATGTTGTTAAATGATGCAGGTTCGGAATTAGCAGGATTCAATGTAACTCCTACTCCTGCACTAATAGGTAAAGATCGAGAGGTATCATCTACCTTAAATGCCCATCCTTCATTGAGAGTCATATCTGACCATTCTCCTGTTTATACCGCAAGAAAAACAAGAGGATTAAACATCATGGAGATAATACGAAACTTAACTCAAATAGATGGTAAACAATTAATCAATGAAAAGAATGGCACGTTAGTATATTCATCTAATAACTTTACAAATAGCGGATCATCATTTAACTTAGGTAGTGGAATACAGGCCGTAACAGTTAGTAAGATGTTCGACTCTCCGAATGAGATTGTTATCATAGGTGATTCTCTTGCCCGAAATGAAAAAGTGTATGTTGTAGTAAGAGATGTTGAACGCATGAAAAAAGAAAGTAGTAAAGGAGCATCTTCCAATTTAGTTAGAACATTACGTCAAGAAATACCGGGGCTAAAAACTAATAATGAAGCACTGAAACTTGCAAAATCAATCTTGGCTAGATCTGAAAATGGTGCGCCATTGATTACATTGATAGGAGCAATAAAATCATCTTCAGTTCAACCGGGTGAGATAGTTAATATTGATTTACCTCTGCATGGTTTAAGAGGGGAGTTTGTAGTATTTGAAGCAGAACATGATTATATTAATCAAAAAAGTAATTTTGTTATAGGACAATATGACAAAGGAATTGCAGGGCTACTTTCAGATTTACAATCGGTATCTGGAAACAATGCACCCTTAGATGAAAACGCAGGAAGTGTTGTAGATATTGCAGAAATATCTATGTCAGCAGGAATAAAAGTTGTAGCAATTCATAAGGTATATATTAGGAATGTATCAAATCAAGGATTTATTATAGGAGCGAAACACACAAATGGAATGGGTAAGATAGGAGTTCGTGATGGGAACAAGCGGGCTAGGTCAATTGGTACAAGTAAGAGCAGATTCTATGAGGTGAAGTGATGAATGTTTTTAATCAAGCATGGGATGTGGTAAAGATGCCATACAAAGCATTTGCCTGTCCTAAGTGCGGCCAACCTGATTTAGTTCCTAATATTTCTAATATTAATCAAAGGTTAGACAATATGACTTGTAAAAATTGTGGATATATAGCCTATCCAAAACAAAGAAAGGGTAGAGAATTTTATCTAACTAATAAAGTGAAAGATGAGGATAAAAAAAGAGGTGAAGAACTTACACAAAAAATAATTGATGAAAAGAACAATATCATCGGTACTGATGCAGGTTATTTACCTAATAAAAAAACGGAATATGATAGCATACGAGACATATATCGACATCCGTTAGAAATGCTTTTAGCAGGTTTAGGCCATAAAAGTATTTCAGATTTGATGAGATCCTATGCCCGTTTGAAGGCAACAGAAGATTCACGTTTGTCCGATATTATAAGAAGGAATAGGCCCGATGCGGAACAATTTGAGTCAGAAGAAGTAGAAAGAAGAATGTTGAGTTTTGAAAACACAAATAATAAATTTTTGTTAAACGCTTTTCTTAATAGAGATAGAAGCAAAAAAGAGCCGTCAGTTGAAGAGGATTCCAGTAACTTTCCTCCAAATAATTTAGACATTCATGCCGATTCAAAGGTAAAAGAAAAAGATGGTATATATGATGATAAAGAAATGTGGAGAAGAGATTAATGCCTGTACTAGATTCACTTAAAGCCGCACTCGCAGACCATCTATCCACTATGGTTACACGTATGACATTAGGATCAAGTGGTGGTGATGCATCGAGCCGAGATGGAGGGGCAGGTACACCACAACTTACAACAACTCCTCAAGTTAGTAAGATAGACGATAGGACGGTTGCTATATCTGCAATATTTAACACACAACAAACATCCTCACAAGATTTGAAAGAGTTAGCACTACATGGAGATACTGCATTAGATACTCCTGCATATCGTGCTACCTTTATGCCAATCAATAAAGGCAGTACAAATGAAATAAGGGTGGATGTATTAATGGAGGTTAGGTAATGGCAGGTTTAGGGCAAGGGCATGAAACGGCAGTTAAGTCATATCAAACAGATGGATTGAGAGATACGGATGTATTAGCAAGTCCTACTTTGACTAATTTAAATGAAAGGGGATTGATGAATGGAGTAATCCCCATTACATTAAACAAGTATAGTGATACTGCAAGAAATACAACTGAAACATTAAATTGTGCATGTTCTATTTCAAGCAATCAATCAATTGTTATAGCGGCAGGAACAATCTTAGTAGATGGAATGTTTCATGCTATATCTACACAAACAGTAAATGTTACAAGCAATTCAGGGGTATATCGTTTACATAGTGAAAGCGCACCATCCCTATCTGGAACTAATGAAGCAATTTTGTTAGTTTATTTCGACCCATTGGTATCTGGAAAAATTGGTTTTACATATGGCTCTAATCAAGATGTATCTGCCGGAGGATATCCTCAAAGTCCAACTGGACATCTAGTGAAACAAACTGTTGTATTAGCATCAGCAAGGTTACATTACAGTAGTAGTCAAATTCGTATTGCATCCATAGAGGATAAGAGAGTATTTGTTAGGCCCGGCCCATTACCTGTATCATCTCTAATTAATGCATCAGGCAATGCATCTATGCCTACGAATACATTTATCTCAGGAGATGGTAATTCTAGTTTACCTATAACCGATTTAGGATTTATATTTTCAAGGGATCCTGCGGGGCTTGGTTCATATGCAGATGGCAGAGGAGGTACTCACTTATTCTATCAATCTGATTTAAGAATTGACCAAGCAGGTATGGGAGGGGCATATCAGATAACTCCAACTCATAGACAATCAATAAAAACAGATACATATGTTGGCTCTCAGAAAAATGTAACATTAGCATATACTCCATTAGAATCTCAAGATGAAGCAACTACAAGAATGATTGAAGTGGTCATGTATAAATCAGCAAAAAAAAGATTCATCGCAGTTCTTATTCAAGGATTAGATTATACTGTTGCTGATAATGTAGTAACTCTTCTTGCAAGTTTAAGTTATACAGGGACACCAACTCATGTCAAAATTACATACACCCATGCAGGACACACAGGCGATGTATCACCATGAATCATTATAGAGATAAGATTAGTCAAGATTGCCCTAGTTGTGGAGACAGGGTTCTTGCTATTCGTATCAATGGTTTCTATGCAGGTTCAAGAGATAGGATATTCTTATGGGAATGCCCTAATTGTGCATCCATATGGAAGAAACTAAAACCCAAACTTAAGGAGTTGGTGCAATGAATGATGACATCTTTGAAACCATTTGGTCTATGGTTAAAAATGAAGAGAAAGGCAAATTCAAAGGTTATTCAAAAAATAGAATAAGTGATCGAGCGAAGCGTCAAGCCAAGGCTCGTGTTTGGGGTATATCTCGTAAAGTAAAAAGAGGTAGGACTCGTAAAAGATATGCTCGTGATAAATTAAGGGGCAATGTTAGACCCGCTATGAGAAGGCAATTAGGTGCGGGTTCTGAACGTGCTGAGACTAAGCGTTAAACCAAAAAAAAGGGAGGCCGTTAAGCCCCCCGAATTTGTTATGTATGTAAATTATGCAATCGCCCCATATACAATAATTCCTAATTGTTCTAGTTTTTTCTCAATAGCATTCATTGTTTTAACATGACCTTTATACTCCGGCTCATCAACATATGTGCAAACATAGGTACTGTATTCTAAACAATTTTTTAGTAATTCAGAAACAGCATTATTCCATTCTGATTTGTCAAGCACTTTTCTGTTACATTGACGTAATACGATTTCTTGTGCTTTCATCATATCTTCGTAACTAAAATCGCATTCATCGTATTCATAATTATTTCCGTCATCTAAAAAACCATCTGTTTGAAAACGATCTACTATTAGTAATGCTTGTTTTTCTGTTATTCTTATTTTTCTATCCAAATACAACACCTTCCCATGTTTTGAAATCTTTTAAATTGAATAGGTTTGAGTGACCTTCCCAACCATCTTCAACTCCATGCCACACTTTTTCAATACAAAGTATTTCTTCGTATATTTTTCCTTCTTTAGCATACTCAATACAAGTTTTTAATATTTTCTTTACTTCTCTCCAATCTTTACCGGCAATAAAATCTAATCCTACTGTATTCCAATCTTTATGATCTCCTTGATGGAAACAGTATTCTATGTATCTTGTTTGATCTCCATTATCAGGGTAAACATCTAAGGTTACATTTTCATATTTTAATTTCCATCCTAATTTTTCTGTCCATATCTTAATTTCTTTTTCTGTCATTTTTTAACCTCCAAGTCTTACTTGGTAATCCAATTAGGGGTCGGGGGTATATTAAATTTTAGTAGTTATTCTATCTTTACATTGTTGGCAAACCCAACATAAAGTTCTGCCCCTTGCAAATCCTTTTGTTGTTCTTCCGCATTTAGAATTAGAACATATCCATGGCATCAAATCACTTATTCTTCTTCTTGTAATCTTATATCATTTCCTATGTAATCTCTTACATTAGAACATGAGATTGTAACAGGTCTTTCAGTTCTTTCATCTATTATCTTAATTTCTTCGTGTATGAGAATTTTGGAATATAGTTTAGCAATTAATTCTGATTCTACTGCTAGTGTCCTTAGCACATTTCTTGAAAGTCCTCTTCTCCAATCTGATAATCTTGTTATTGGTTTGAGCATGAATGATAAATCAGGCAATATTGATTGAGTAGTGTTATTTAATTCTGATAATGTGTGTATATCATACCTTCTTCCATAAGTAGAGTAATGATCTTTAGATGCATCAAAAACAATATCTGCTAAATCAATATGATTTAAATTAAATTTATAATCTCTGGCAAGTAAGGGAATATCAAACTTAGCAGAATGATATCCAATTAAAGTAAAATTATCCCTACTATATTGATCTAACCATCCTTGTAAATCTTTTAATCCAAAAACTCGTGTCTTTTGATTATCAACTAGGACTTTTTGAACTTCGTCTGTAAATACTACCATGCAATCACCTGTATAGAATACTGCACCATCTAAATCAAACTCTTCAGGTATTTCCCATCCTGTGGGTAACTCACTTACTCCCGAAGCAGAAAATAATCTAAAAGATATGATGTTGTTAGAGGCCATCCAATCTGATAAATCATTCATAATTATACCTCCAACATGATAAATGCATTTCTACCTTCTTTAATTATTTTTGCTAAATTGGCATCTATTAAATCCTTCATTCTTCTCTTTGCAGTTTTCACACTTACTTGATTTAAATTTGAATATATTTGTTCTAATTCTGATTTCCTAACTACTTCTCTGTGTAATCTATCATGCATAACTTTGTGACATTTGTTGTATGCTCCTTTCCAATCTCTAATAGCCAAATCTCTTTTCTTACTTGCTCTGTAATCTTGTTTGTTTTCAAGCCAAATAATTAAGTTATGTAGATTGTCATAGATAATTTCTGTTGCCATCATTACATGATCTCCTGATATAACAGATGTTCTCATTGTAGCGGCAATTAAATTAGAAAAAATCATAGTATAATTTTCTACATTAGGTAAGAAACTCATAGCGGTTTCTCTTATGGTGACATCTTGAATACCCTTTATCAAGGCATAATAATCATCTACTGCTGAAAGCAATGCCGCATGATAGGAGGGGCCGGGTGAGAATAAAGAATAGGAGTATTTCACGGCCAAATCTTCTTTGGAAGAATCATCTAAAGCATCATAATCTTCTTCACTAAGCGCACATGCCTCTAACAGCCTTTCTTTAATATCTGATTTTATCTCTAGTATAGTTTTAGCAAGCATTTCATATGACCAAACTTGGTCAGGTACAGGAATATATGCACCAGATATTCTATGCTCACTCGTGGTTTGCCTAGTCTCGATATTGACATCATTTTGATATAGAAATACACGTTGAAAGAAGCCCTTCTCAAGTACATGAGCCATGATGTCCTTGGGAGGGAAAGTGGTTGCCCATAATGACACTCCTGATGGAGTATATACGGTTCCTCCCTTAAGATGCTTAACCAGTACATTAGTCTCTGAACCTATTGGTGCCATTGCTTGTTGGAGATAAAGAATCTTCTCGCTAAAATACGCTTTTTGGTCATTCAACAATACACTCCCTTCATCAAATAAAAGAGTCTTGTAGCCATTGAGTATTCCCGGTATAACGATATTCTCCATCTCTCCTGTGGCATTGCCTTTATCGTCTAAAACAGGCTTCTGATCGACTGTTCCAATTAACTTAGCATCTGAACCTGCACTAAATTTCTCAGTCTCTACTCCACACTCTTTCAAAACTTTAGCCGTAAATTCATACGCAATTGATTTACCTGTTCTGGATTGTTGAATCCAAAACACATGAAGCCTACAATCTATGTAAGAACCATGAATGGGTACTCTAACATAGGGACACAAAACCTGACCTATAATAAAGAAATAAGATAGAAGCCCTGCATACTCATTAAAGTAAGATACTGTGTTAAATCTTTCAATATATTGTCTTATATATTGACTACCTTCATAAGGTGCATTCACCAATGCGTAATCATCCCATCGTCTTTCTTTTTCTACATTTGTGTTTGGTTTTAATATCATACTATTTCCTCATGCCCTAGACATTTTTACTTTCTCATCAGGTACTGCATCTTCACTGTTGAGACAATGCAGTATTCGTTGAGTGCGTATTTTTCCAAGCCCATCTATACTTTGTAACTCTGCCGGAGATAATGACGTAATTTCGCTGATTGAGCCAAAGTTTTCTAAAAGCCTTTTTGCTATTATTTCACTACAACCCGCCGCCCTCAAAATATCTATCCTTCTATCTTCAGAAGCGGTCTTTCTCAAGAGCCTGTATGTAGATGATTTCCCCAGTGTTCCGTGTTTTTCAAATCTTTTACAAATAAAACGAGCCGCCGTAGATTTATCTGGAAATGTCATTATGTTTGCATCATAATCATTAGAATATCTTGCTAGTCCTCCCGTATATCCTGCAAACACTTTGGGAAACGATAATTTTTTCCCACCTCTTCTTGCTTTGGATATGTAACTATCAATAGTTCCCCAAACAATAAGTATGACTTGATTATAATTATCATCAAGATTTTGTAATTGCCTGTCAAGATGCCCTGAATACATACTACTCATAAAATCAGGAATGCTTTTTGCTTCTATACCAATATTTGCAAAAGCATAATCTGTAATTAGATTTTCACGTTCTTGAAATAATAATCCTTTTTTGATACAATATTTTTTTACCAATTCTTCTAATCCTGATTTTTCACGATGATCTATAAATAAAATTTTTGACATATTATTCAGCCCTTGGTACTGGTTTTTTACAATCTAAACACATTCCATGTCTATGGTGCCATGCGGCTTTATTTCCACAAGTACAAGTCTCTTGTCTCATGGCATTTCATCTCCAAACATTTCTTCTGCTATTTTCATACGATTAAGAACGTCAGTAACAAGTTCTGCAAATCGGGGATCTTGAGTTATAGCAACCATTTCTTGGTTTTGTAATATCTCTAAAAATCCTGTTGTTTTATTTAATCTAAAAGCCCAAGGTAATGTGTCCATTACTTCTTGTCTAACTCCTTCATCTTCACTATCTAATGCCTCTAATCTTTTCTTTGCTCGCCTTTCTCTTATTTTATTTAATTCTTCACTCATGTTCCGACCCCCTTACCATCATAGAATGGGCAACGGCCAATACATAACCCCTCTCTATAAATTGTAGGACATGATGGTGTTAGGTACTCTCTGCTTGCTCCGTGAACTAACATTTCTTGTGTAATCTTAGGTTTGTAGTCAGACCACTCCAAAGAATAGATAAAGGAATGTGCTTTATTGATAATTTCTGCGATTGGGGCTTTAGTAGAACTCGGTGGCCTCGCAAAGCCTCTATAATAGTCTAATAGATACATCATCAGATAAGACCTAGATATGTGAGGAGGGTTACTTCCTTTATCACAACACGCCGCTTGTAAACAAGGTAACATAGGAATGCCTTCTACATTATCCATCTTGATTGAGATATCTTCAGCATCAAAATTTTGAAACATTTTAGTCATGCCTAAGTGAGGATTATTTTCATCAAATTCAACTATGTCAATACTCAAGCCATTGTTGCCACAGGTTTTCATCCCGCCAGATGGATTTCCTGCCATCACTTTTACTGCTTCCCATCCTTTACATAAATCATCTATTGAAAGGGGGATGCTCCAAAGTTTTCTTTTTGAATTGTAAGTATTTGGAATTCTTATATGCCTATCAGGTCTAAATGATACAACAGGATCAACAGTAATTAAATCCATGTCATTAATCCATTTGTTAATCATGGCCCTTCCAGAGAATAAAAGATTACTCATCTCATTAGAAGGGATATCATATACTTGGTCTAACATTACCCAAATATGGTAGCCGCCACCACTCATCCATATTGCATGTCGAATATCATTCTCTTTCAGATATATTGCAAGATTCAAGGTATCTTGAGTGCATCTAGTTCCTGCTCCTAATTCTGTATCAATGCCTTCTAACTCCGCTCTGCCCTTATCTAAGTCTATTACAAAATGAGGGATGATTGCGGTATTGTATTCGCATCTATTTCCCTTTGGTTTTAAATTTCTAAATCCATACACCGTAGTAGTCAAATTGTCTTTTCCATTTGTATTATCTATGTACTTTTGAAGTTCATACATAGACTTGACTACTTTCCTAGTTCTCATGTTTACTTCTCTAGGAAAATGTTCAAACAAATGAGACATTTACTCTTCCTCCCCATATGGCCACAATACCTTATCATAACGTGGACAGAATCCCTTGATTCTACACCATGGCTCACAAACACTTTTTATCATGTATTTATCTATTAAAGGAAAATGCTTTCCATTGTTATCGCCCTTATACATCTTGTGAGTCCTAACTAATCTTTTTAATGAATCCATCATATTCTCTATTGGTTTTGTTGTTACTGGTTCTCTGCCTCTAAAAAGTGAATCTCCTCCTGTATGATCCCAACCCCAATACTCTGCACTTAGATTGCCAAGAGTATCATGTTCTGCTTCATCTAAAAGATACACATAGTAAGCCATTTCCTCTCTCATGGAATTCCATTTAACAGGTTTGTTTTTCCACATGCCAGTTTTTAATTCATGTATGTGACACCTGCCTGATTCATCTGCAAACATCCTATCAACAATTCCTGTTAGGTGGACTAATACCCCCTCTATCTCTACAACCGCATCTAAGGTTACTTCATTCACTATTGGTAAGAAATATTGTGGATCTTCACAATCCATGAACCTCTGTGCTTCAACATGCATATACCTCCTAAGATGTTCATCTTCTCCCAAAGTGAATAACCCTCTCTGTGGATTTTCAGTAGGGATAAATTCGTTAAAATATTTAACAACATTATCGAACCCATATGATTTCATAGATGCGGCATATCCCACACTTACTGAATTATAAAAATCTTCAACCGCATCATGAACATTACTCCCTCGCGTCATATCATCATTAGAGGGTTCTCTAACTCTTAATGGGTATTTGATAAAATACTGTTGGGAACAAAACTTGAACGCACCCAGAGATGATTTAGACACTCTTAATATTATGTCCTCTTTCATCCCCGGATGCCATTGGTACGATGACTTCAATCCTTCACGATTAGGTACATCATATGCCGCACCAGATCTAATTGTCATTAAGTCGTCCATAACCATGCCCCATAGTAGTCAGTAACTGACTTATTCAGCATGGTCATCAGGATGCTCTAAAGAACCATCTCTAAGTCCTTTCCATCCAAACCATTCTCCACCCTCTTTGTCTCGACGGAATATGTGAATTTTGCCACTAGATTTTAGGCTAGTCCTATTTTGCGTTACTATTGAATAGGAGTTAAGAACTCCGGTTAATTCTCCTCTTTCATCACGTTCTTCATTAACTTCAAAGATTGCCATTTGTTGTAGCCATCCTTCTGTATCTTTCAACCAATGAGGAGATTCTGCACCGAGTATCTCATTGCCAGTAGAATCATATGCAGTTTTCATATGAGTGATGAGGTAACAATGAATACCTCTTCGACACAATTCTTGTAATACTGTCAAAGCAGAGTTATATCGGTTCTTACGGATGTTCCAATTAAACCTTCCAATTTTGGTTGTAGCATCCCTTCCTGCTACTGCAATTCCATCTGGGCCTAGTTTTAGGTCATCCACTTTCATTACAGTCTCACAGATGTTTAACCAATGATCTGCACCATCGAAAACTACTGTCTTAAGATAAGGGCTAGGCATTACTCCATGTTCATTGAAATACACTAATTGAGCATCGGCCATTTCTACTGCCGCCCTTAGATAATCAATGGTTCTCTGATATGTAGCAGGGAAATCATAAGGCACTCTACTTGGGTTTCTATTAATCACCCATGGATTCAACACTACGATGTTATTTGTTCCACTATGATGTGCGGCTTTGGTAGTCTCTCCACCTAAGTCAAAATCAATATGATGTATCTCTGCACCGTTGTCCTTTTCTTCATCAGTAAGGCTATCTAATACGCTTCCAGACTTACCGGATTTTGGTGGCCCTGCGATTCCCATAAGAACATAGTAAGTCTTTTCATCTAACAAGTTCTTTGCTCTAGCCGCATTGATTTGTAACCAAGCGGGATTTTGTGATGCGGGCATCCATGATGATGATTTTTTAATGGGCGAGGGTTGTTCTCCTCTATTCTGTTGTGGCATTGGTTCCGGCTTAAGAGTCATAGGATGAGTATCATTTTTCAGTCCCGCATTCCCATAGGGTAAGTTTCCTTGTTCCTCTAAACTTTTACTAGGATCAAAAGGAGGATTATTTTCTGAGTCTAATTTTTCTCCATATATATTAGTAGAAACTGCAACAGGAGGCGCAGGGGTAATAGGAATTACTGCATCAGTATCTTTCTTTTCAAATTTGTCAAAGAAACCACTCATTGCCCACCACTCCTAAATCCTCCAAGGCCACCTAGGTCATTACTCTCATCTGATGGTTTTTCAGCCCAAAAGATTCTTCTTGGAACAGGCCAAACATTATGAGCATCTAAGTTAAGATTAATATCACCCATTTGATTTTCCCATGTGCTTGTAGATACGACTACAAAGACTTGAGTGCCAGATGTAAAGTCTGTCCATGTACCATCATTCAATCCCTTGAATGCATTGTAATCATTCTTCAATGATGCCGATACTTTTATCCATAATTTAGCATCACTATTTTCTCTTCTAAGACTTTGACTACTTACAGTCATATTATGATTGAAACCACCATCAGCATATGCATTTTCTTTACCATCATGATCCATATAATCTACAACACCTTTGATACAAACTACTTGACCATATTCTTTACCATTCTTTGGACTCGTCTTTAGATTAGCATCATGATAATCATGTAATTGAGATAGGTCAGAAACAAATGGTACGCATTGAGATAAATACTGGTCAGGAGAGAACATTTGTTCTGCAACAGACAGGTATGCATCATCAACCCAATTCAATCCGTATTCAGGATATATTTGATTTGCAGTAAGGATATTCTCATCTGGAAATAAATATGACTTATCTGTATCTGCCTTAAATTTAATTGGCACATTCATTTTCAAATCCACTTCCGCCGCATCAAAATTACATTCTAATATTGTCATTGGTAAAGGCCCATCTTTCAAGAATGATTGAGGGGTATTAACTACAACATAATATTCCTTCTTGTATGAATATGCAACCTTTGGCCCTTTAGCACCAAGTAATGCAATATTGAAGTTTTTATTTGGAACTGCAATAACCCACTTAGGTAACTCATTTTCTTTACCTTCAGCACGATGTACTATTTGATCAGAACCATTAGATACCATCCAATGTCCATCTCCATAATGCACTCTACCTACTTGAACAGTAATATCTTTATTTTGATATGGAGTTATACCATACCTCAATGTAGAAGCCAAATCAATTTCTGCTGATTCTTGAGCAACCTTTCTCTGATTAGCCATGATATCTCTAGTCCCTTTTAGACCTACAACCATACCAACATAATCTTGGCCCTTTCCGCCACCACTTCCTCTCTTCCTGATTTCTCGTATATCATATGCTTCTAAAAAGAAGAAGAAATCTTCATCTTCTATGTTGGATAAAATTCCTTGAGAATCTTTCCAAGCGTCAGAAAATGACTCCTGTATAAAGGTAGAAAATTCTTTCGCTACCTCATCTATCGTTTTACCTGTTTTGTCTGCAATCTCTTTCAATCTTAGTTCACTCATATATTTTACTATCTCCTTGCCCTCTTGGGATTACTTGCTAACTTGGTAAAGGGTATAAACACTCTCTACTCGGCTAGTAATCTAAGTAGTTCTGTAACTTCTCTATGTGTTTTAGGTTGTTTGATTACTCCATTATATTTTTTAACCTCCATCAATCCATCATGGGATGGAGATAATTCTTCAAAGCCTTCTATTATGCTTAATATAGATTTTATCTCATCTACATTTGAATACTTATTTTTTACAGGTATTTCCTTTACAATTAATGCACGACTAGATCCCCCATTCATGACGTTAAACCATAGTTCGGGTCGTATCGTGTACCCACACGCCCTGTCAGACGTTCTTAGGCATTTTATGCCCCCTCTGACCGTACACGCCAAGATTACGATGTCTTTGTCACTCTGACTCATCTTCGACATAACCTAGTTCCTCCACCCCTAAACAATCAGAGATACCTGCATTAGGTTCGATTTTGATTATCTCTCCTTTTAGATAGCATCCTAAGTCGCCCCACCCTGATGTGATTACATTTACTTGAACGAATAATGGAGATGTAATTTTTATTGCCTCCCCAATAAGTCTTTTGAATGGAGATAAAAATGTCCTAATATCCTTTAAGAAATCATGTGGACTTTCTAACTCACATACAGGATAATAATCAAATCCATCTCTTGCTCCTAATTTCCATAATATAGTAGGAACTCCTCCACTGTTTGATTTTACTACTTTACCAGATAACACTCTTAATATTCTATATTTGACTTGAGGATTAAGTAACACGACTTCTTCAATAGTATTTTCATAAGTTAGTATGCCTCTAGCATTACGAAGTAAATATGGTGAAGGAGATGATTCTGGATGATAAGGTAAATCCATTTCAATCATTGGTTTGATTGCCCATGATGGCAATGTATCAAATCGTTTTCTTCTCGATGCATAAGTCAATTTTGAATCAGTAGGATTGAGCCAATCAATTAATAAAAATGAATTATCCCTTCGCTCAGCATAATCGCACAAATACACTCCATCTAGTAATTTAATATTCAAGGCCCAAGATCTGATATCTTCTATCTCAGGTATGTTTGCCCCAGATGAATCGAATACCATGGTTTTCTTCTTATCATGATGTAACGTAACCCATGTTCCTTCGACCTCCTCTGCATAACATTTGGTGAAGGTAACTGCGCTTGGTGACTTTACTAATACAGGAATTGGAATCATCAAAGGTTGAAAACATAATGGCCTTATTTTAGAATAATTAAATCCATTCAATGATAAATCTCTTACTGTGTTTTTTAATCCTAACAAATTAACTGATGTCCTCACATGGTGAAATGGATGTTCATATGCCATAGCCAATGCCATGATTGCATCTCTTCTCCTAATTGGTGAAGCCCTAACGCTCATCCTCAAAAACAATGGATGTAAATCACGCTTATTTATTGTTTCAAATAACGGCCTTATCAGCCATGACCTTACTTCATTATCTTCCGCCTCTAATATATTATGCAAACGACTTACTATTGATTTAGCATGACCTGTTGTAACTTCTGTTTCTGATAGTGATACTAACAAATCAATTGGATCTGGATTGCTTTCTATTTCATCAGGATAGGCATCAGTTAAAAGATAAAATATTTCTCTAAAATCTTCATCACTGAGTCTATTCCCAATACCATCTTTAGGATAAAAAAATGATATGATTGACCATGCATCTTGCATAGATGCTCTAATACAATTTGCTACAATTTCTCCTCGATTTCTTACACGGTACTCTGACATAACTCTCCATGATTCTGCAAGAGAACGATATAATAACATTGTAATTATCCCTTATTTTGAAATCTCATAACACTATTGTAAATATCTTCTTCTTCAATTACTTCTAATATTGCTTTCTTCCCTCTTGGAGTCATATACCATTTATCTGCGGTATTAGGATATACTTGCATCGCTCGTATTGTTTTCTTAGATTCTAATGTTTCTTTTATGATGTATGATAGTAATGTTATTGACACAGGATTTCCGATTGCATTCATAATAATATAGATGCAATCTGCCATCAATGAAGATGGTCGCCTATTAGCAAACTTTTTTGTTCTATTAAACAAATCAAATACCATCTCAGATACTGGTTCAGAATTATCAATGAGGTTAGCACAGATTGCATCAATATCTTCCTTCATATTTTTCATTCCTTTATTGGATTACTGTCAATGACATCCCATGCTGATTCGTTTTCAATAACTTCAGATAAAGCATCTCTTAATTCTCTTGCTTCATTTTTTGTTAGCCAAAATCCTACTTTAGTATATCCTGTATATCCAGTCTTAGATGGCATTACTTTATACATTCTCAAATTCAATACTCTATTATCAAAAGCATTAGTAGTAACAACGTGTAATTCTTCTCCTATGTGACATCCAGTTTGAATTGTATTGTGAAGAGTGTTATTGTAATCATGGGCCTTACGAGCCATCACTCCTCCTCCTCTTTCTTAGCCATCTTTAATCTAGCACCTGTATCATCTACAACCACCCATACATCATTCCATTTCTTAGTAAATCCTTTTTCATTACAATAAGGACAAATACCATTTTCAATCAAAGCATGGACTGTACCAGATTCAGCAGGTTCAACCCTAACTATCACGCCACAATCAGCATCGCAAACTGCGGCCCTACCAATTAACTCATCAGGGATATTCATTAATTTCCCATCATAATCCCATGCCTTTTCTACGCTTTGTATCATCTTCCAACCTAACTCTTCAGCAAGTAATTGTAAGTGATCATGCGATTCAAATAATGACATTTCATTGTAATCTAATATCTTAGGCTTACCTTGATGTATCTCAACCAATGTTAGTTCATCAACACCTGTTCGTTCATACACGCCAACCCCATTAACGTGCCATCTTCCGCCTATCCTCAATGAGGTAAATGTTCTTATTGCCCAAATTACTTCATCTTCACTAATCATCTAACATCCCATTCCCATTTTCTACACATTTTACATTCAACCGTTGGCCTCATTGTTTTACTAATCAAATCCTTTTTTACCGAACTATCTATCATCATGACTCCACATCCGTCACACCAAATATCTCTTTTTATTTCTGAAGTCATTTTTTATTACTTCCTTCTTCTTCTTCTTCTTCTTCTTCATCAGTAGATGTGTATTCTACAAATGCATCACATGAAGAACAAACCAAATGCGTTATAATTCCCTCTACTCCCATAACATCCTCTTTATCATGATCTCCTTGCCAAATTAATCGGCCTCCGCACCACCAACATCCATCTCTATCTTTAACAACCATATTATTGAACCTCCTTATTATCATCAGTATGTTTTAACCAAGAATCTTCAATTAAGTCAATTTCGTTTCTAGTCATTAACTTTGTAATGAATATAGTTCCACTTTTCATATGAATATTTATTTTACTTACCTCTTGATCTTCATCTTCTCTAAGGGTTTCTAAAAAGTTTTGAACAACCAATGCACTGATATCTCTCATATCTATTGATGCCGAACCTGTCTTTGTCGTTACTTTAAATTTATTTCCAATTACCACCATTTTATGCACCTTCCAATTCTTCATCACTCAATCTGGCGGCTTCGTTTAACCACCTTCGTACTGACCATTTTAAATTTTTTACTCTTTCGACACCATAATGTTCTAACCAATTTTCTGCCTTCAAAAGTCTTTCATCCACTTTATCTAATGCCTCGGCTTTTTCAACACCAACCATTTCTAAATATTGTGCCGAGCCTAACAACATACCTCTCTCGGTTCTTATTTCAGCAAGCATGTCTACCCATGGTTGGATTAACATCCTATATCTTCTTTCAATTGCGTAAGCCTTACTTTTATGATCTGCCATATCCCAAATGGAATACGGATTATGTTATAATCCCTCACTCCCATTCTTTACCAAGGTTATATTCTACAATATCTGCTAATGCGTTATTTGCTTTATTTTTAGAAGGTGGAATATCTATGCCGCACCCATGGCATACCCCTGCATCTCTTTCTTCGTAAGGGCATCCACACACATCACATTCATGTCCAGTTCCAAAGAGAGAGGATATAGCATCAAACATAGGAGTTATTTTCTTGTGAATCATTCCACTGATTAAAACTATATGTTCATGCATTTCAGTTTCATCTAAGAATATACCTTCCCAATTATTATCAGACAATACTGCATCTAAATTAAAAGCAAATTCTGCTATTTCTAAATCATGCGCACTAAGGATAATCATGTTATTCAATATTGCATCTGGCACTACCCATCCCTTTTGACCTGTCATAGGATCGAATAGTGTTATACCATTTTTCTTGGCTATTCTATTAGGAGTGTTAAGATAAGGAAATAATAATTTAGGAGTTTTAAAATCCCATGTAGAATCATCATAAGTATCAGTATGTTTTCCTAATATTAAATCTCCTGATTTACTATCCATCATCATCATTGATTCTGTAAATTTGACAATAGATATTATGATAGGAATTGAAGGCGCATCTGGAAAATTATTCATTATGTGCAACCCTCATCATTTCTATTAATAACTCATACGCTTTAGAAGCGGGAGCATCTATCACCACAGGATTGGGATCATCATTTATCTTTTCTATAATCCATCTAGTGGTCGCTAAGAGTTCACCATTGTATTTACTATTGCTTGGTATCATGGTCATAGAAACGGGTAGGTGGCCGAACAATGACTGTGCCCCTATCCATACCTGCTTAGACTTTTTTTGTGAGCGTGACGGCCTCTTTTCAAACACACAGAATCTTGGCCCGGAATTTTGTTTTGCCATTATTCATCCCTCTCTCTAACTTTCATTTCAACAAAAAATTTAATCTCTGTATCTCTTAACTTGTTCATTATAACTTGAGGGCTTGCGCCTTTCGCTGACCAATCTAAAAACCACTCTCTTCCATCTTTCCCAAAACCAGTATCAAAGGTTATTCCATCATTCCTCATGCGCCCCTCTAATACGAATAATTCAGTAGCCTTATTTTCTGGAATATCCATTAAAGGAATAGTCACATGATAATCAATAATATCTGCATCTAATAAATTAACATCATCTACCATATTATTGAACCTCCTTGACATGTTGCATCCATCTATTACAACCCATGAAGAAACCATTCTTTCCATACTTGGTAGACAAAGTACCTCCACATGAGCATGGCTTCGATGGTAGCCACTTGTACTCCTTTGGATTGTGAATTACCTCTTCATACTTCTTTAGTAAGTTAAGTCTCCAACCATCTACTCTATGCGTTCTTTTGAACCCACTATGAAAGATATTGTTATTGGGATCTACTAATACAATTCTAATGGCATCTGTGCCGTTTCTACGGCCTTTAGCCTTGTGAATAGATATAGATGAATAAACACGTATTCTACATCCCGGCGCGTGTTCACTATCCATCATATATTCATAATAGTATTCTCCTGATTCAGCATTAAATTTACCTTTACGATACATTTCTTTACGCTCTTTTTGCTCAATCCTATCGAATCCTTGAGCATCCATAAAAGCATCAAAT